TACCTCTATGAGATTTTTTTTCTCAAAACTATTTATTTATCTTTATATTTTGAACTACTTATATTCCCACATATAAGCCATATCACCATATTCATCAACATTCCACTTATCATCTGTAGCTGCAGTCCAATAATCTCCTTTAGTATCTACGAATGTAGTTTCGGTATCCGTCAAGCCATCCAATATAAAACCAAATGGAGCCATATCCTGTTCAATAGCCTCTCTTTGATCTTCAAAAATTCTTTTCCTAACGTCATTTGATGTAAGCTCTCTAAAGTAAGGTTGAGTAGATAACCAAGAGAAAATTACGAGACACATTGCCAAGTCATCATTACAACCTTCTTCTGCAGAAAAAGTATCACTCTTTTGAATAAATGTGGTCAATTCACTAATAATGTCATAATCTGGAACTAAAAGTTTATCATCTTCAATCATTGCTTTTAGGTTGGCACATCCATACTTTTTGACTGCCTTGGTCATCTTCACTCCCAATTGTGCCTTGTTGGAAAATCCAGTTCCAACTATCTGGCCAGCACGACCTTTCATGGCACACATCAGCAAATTATCGTACTCCAGATCAAACTGTAGGATATCTGCCACCTGTCCACCGATATCATTGACCTCAACCAATATATTGGCATTATTGTAGTTTTTACCGACTGTATCTATGATATTGGGGAAGAGGATGGGTTTTATCTCATTATTCTTGTATTTTGCTACCATTTTATAAGGGATTGTAGTGACATCCATTACCACGAAGGCAGAGTAATCATTTCCAACTCCCCTAGCAACGTCAACGGTCATTACATAATCATGACCATCTATTGGGTCTTCGTATACGTCTAATCCACCACTTCGTTTCAATGGATCTTCATAAACCATTGCACGAAGTTTATTTGGATTGATTAAAGTATCAACAGATCCTAGGAAGGTACATTCAAATTCTTGCTCAAACTGTCGTTGAGAAGTGTTTGCAATAGTTTCTTCTTTCCACTTCTGGTCTCTTCCTGGAACATCCCACCAATTAACTTCTAGTGGGGTATAACTGTTCTTTCCTCGTTCTGCATCATGCCAGAACTTATAGAACATGTTCATTCCATTTGGAGTGGAGATGATAATAACTTTGGTAGTCTTACCAGATGAAATAGTAGGATATACAGAACTGAAAAACTGTTCTGCAATGTGATTTGGAATGAACGCAAATTCGTCAAGGAAGATGATGTTAAAAGAGTTTCCTCGGACAGCAGATGATGAAGTGGAAGCAGCAATAATCTTAGATCCGTTCTCTAGCTCCAGGGATCCACGGTTCCAAGAACCCACGCCCTGCTGTAGCCATTTGGGTAGGTTTTCGTATGATAACTGCAATCTGGATAGAAGTTCCCTTGAGGTCTCTGCTTTGTTTGCAAGAATTGCAATTTTTACGTTGGGGTTGAACAAAGCATAATGTAACAGATAGGAAACAACCGTAGTTGATTTTCCAGTCTGTCTTGGAAGCTTTGCGATATTAAATCTATGCTTATGAAAATTGTCAATCAATTTTTCTTGGAAGTCCCACATTTTAAATGGGACTAGACCTTCATCAAGAGAAACAATTTTGATGTATTTTTTTGCAAAATAAATTGGATCTTCTTGACATGTCAAATACTCTTCTAACTGTTCGGAAGTAAATTGTATTTGTACGTTAGAAGGTTTGAGGTTAGGATTACCTTTATAACTAGATCTTTCACTCATAATATTTTATTTAAATTAACATTTCCATTTACGCAGAGCTAATGCTTTTCTTGTTGGTCTGCCCTTTTCGTCTTTCATTGGTCCAGGATTGCCTCCCATTCTTGCACAGAATGATTTTTTCCGTGGACCTCCTTCTGGTTGAGGTGGTTTTAAATCAGATCCAGGATTTTCACGTTCATATGAACGTCTTCCCTTTTCGTTGAGTCCACCACTAGGACTCTTACCAGACTTTTTTGTCCAAGCAGCCCCCTCAGTATTTAACTTTGGTTTTTTCCATTCAGGACCTTTTAATTTTGCTTTTGCTGCAGATTGCTCTCCTGCACTTGTTGTTCTATCTGCAAGATTTCTAATCTTTGCTTGTCTTCTAGCAGCACTATGTCCAGAACCAATTTGGAAACTTACATTATCTGCCTCATTCATAAACTGAGAGAAAGATTTCTGCTCACTAATTTTTGCATCAGATGACAGATATTCTGCTGCGGTATCAATAAAATCTGCAGCTCGTGTAATTTTTGATTGGACCCATGCAGGAAGCTGTTGATTTGATTTACGAATAATTTTACGAAGCATTTCAATGGATCTTTCCATTTGATCCATTTCAAGGTTTGCCATGTAACCTTCGTGATCTTTGATTTTGCCAGAAGCAATTTCTTTATGATCTTCTTGCATGTTCAAAAGACTGGTATTCATTTCCCATGCACTAGGACCATATGAACATTCAGATTTCTTTTCTGGTTTTTCACATATATGGCAATATCTAACTTCCTCTTTTTCTTCTTTAACAGCTTTCTTGCCGTTTTTCCATTCTCCCTTTAATTTCTTTTCCATTTTTAGTAAATGCTTGTAGTAATCTGGAAACTCAGCAATATGCTGGAGAGCAATTCCATAAGCCTCTTGGTGAGTTGTTACGTGCTCTCTTTCTACAGTAGAACCGACTTCTGCCTGTCTAATAACGTAATCAACAGAAACGCCATGTTTTTTGGCAATTTCCTTTTCTGTAGGAACTCTCAGTTTAGCCATTACCCACCTACTATTTGAACTTCAGTAACATGACCAACAGCAGCACCATTACCATCTGGTTTTACTGAGAATTTAATTGAATTATTTAGAGTTGCAGTTCCAGTAAAATTTGCATATGCAGATGAATCTAATGCTACTGTAATGCTGGTATCGGTTACTGCAGTTACGGCAAGGTGTGCAATTCCTGTATTATAAGCTGCAACAGAAGATCCAGTTAGTGTTACGTAGTCTCCAACAACAAATGGATGTCCTGGTCTGCCGCCACCTAAATTTAGATTCAATACAGTATTTGTAGCACCTTTATCAATAGAGATAATTTGTACTCTTTTTGGAGTGGCACACTTAACTAGTTCTGACTGTTCTTTTGGAATATGAAAATCATTCCCATCTACCGCAGTTGGATTTCCACCCCAAGCCACATGAATAGCATCAGATGCATCAGCAGTAAAGCGATAAATTCCACTTCTTACAATAACTGCAGAAGATTGAGCTGCATTTCCCCCCGTGCAAGATACAGCTGCAATATTTTGTACAACTTTTAAAACAGACATTAAGATACTCCTATTCTTCTGTATTATTTATTTTTGATTGCTTTAGAAACTTTTGAAGTTCTGCAGTACTTCCAATAAACATAGTATTATTTACAGTAGATGGACCTTTTCTCATAGATGAATCTTCATCCATAGTTTTCATCTTTTTCTGCAAATCAATTAATTTATCGGTCATGTCGGCAATGTTTTTAATGCCCTGAAATGCAACTTCATATGCCCTTGGGTGATCACTATTTCTAGCTACATCCATGATGCCATCAATTGCTTTCTGACCCTTTCCAATTAAATTATATAATTGTTCTCTACTATATTCATAATCTTTTTCAATATCTTTTATATCATCTTCAAGTTTTACAATTTCTGTTTCGGAAACTGTATCTTGAGGGACAATATTAAAAGTGTCATCTAGGTTATCGAATGTTGACATAATTATTCAGTCCAAAGTTCATTGAATCCAAAGTCATCATCTGCTTCTACTAAAGCATCATCTAAAGTATTAATAATTCCATCGTTATTATTATCTTCTAATGCTTTTGGAGTTACACTATATGTTACATACCTGTTGGCATTAATTGCAGTACCAATATCAACATTGACCTTTTTGATTATATCTGAAGTTGTAATTGGTCCGTAAATATATGACTTTGCAGTAAATGTTAGAGTGTAAATAATAGTTCTTCTGGTGGTGAAATCTCCTTCATAATCATCTTGAATAGTTACACCATTTAGTAAAATTGGAATATCTTTCTTCTCATCTGTTTCTGCAACCATATTGATCGTAATTGAAAAATATGGCTGAAAGAAAGGTAAAATTTGTTCTAAAATTTGAACAGCATCGTCGTTATTTTTGCTGATGATAGCAAGCTCAAAATCCAAATTATATGGAACTGGCATATAATGTGAATATGATATGTTAGTTTCTCCATTCTTTGGAGTTTTGCACACCTGAGTTGGTCCTAACTTTCTTGCGGGATCATATGTGATTCCTTTTAACTCAAATGCAATTCTAGGTAGCTGAATTTGAGTAGGTCTTCGTTGATCTAAATTTGGATCTGCTTCAATTCTTGCTAAAAATTTCTCAACAGGACCATATGCAAAAGGAACTTTAATGGATTGTTTAACAACTCCATCTTTGTCTTTTCTTCTAAGTTCTATATTATTGAATAGAGTACCAAATCCAATAATTGTTTTGCGAATTGATTCGTTGTAAAAATGTGTGCCTAACATTAAAATTCTCCCATATTTGAATATTCACCGAATGGATTTTTTTCAGACCAGTCGATAATTTGGTCACCTTCATCTTCAAACCATTTGTTTTCGTTGAAGTCATCATTTTCATTTTCAATAGAGCTAAAGGTATTGATTACCCACTCTGCATTACTAGTTTCTCCGACTAGAGTTTCTCCGTCTTGAAACTTCCCTACTATATCTATAAGCTCAAGTTCTCTATTTGTTAC